TTATTGTAAAAACAATGGGTTAACAAAATAATTATTAACCCATTGAAAACGTTAGATAAAAAGTTGAAATTAATTTGACTTTTTTTAGAATCTCCCTAGGAATCTAGCAATATGATGTACGAAAGGTAAAAGAGTTGCAGCCATAAAGAGGTTCACTCCACTATGAGCAATTGCAATTCTTAATGTATCACCTTTAGGCATACCATCAGATACTAAAAGACCGGCTATCCAAATAGTGCCGGTCGTTCCAATGTTTGCTCCAAGTACTGCAGCAATGGCCGCTGGAAGTGGTACAGCTCCTGATGCTACAAGAGCAATAATAGCAGTCGTTGATAGACTAGACGATTGCCACAATAGTGTCATAACAATACCACCTAGAAACATGTAGATATAATTGCCGGTAAACCAAGCCAAATGATCCATATTGCCCATTGACTTCATTCCACCAGAAAACATTTTTAGTCCTATATAGAACACTACGAGTCCTACCATAGTTGTTATAATCGGGTTACCTAATTCCATTTTTTTTACCTTCTTGCTGAGTTGATCCATTGCTAATAATCCCTAATAATTTTAATTTTAGCTTCTAAGTTTTCATTATCTTGTCTTAAGTGAGCAACCTCAACTTCAAGTTGCTTAATGTATTCCTCAACTAATTCCTTATCACAAAGTGTTTGACAACAAATGTCGAGGGACCGTTTTGCTCTATCGGCCAAAGAGCTTTCGCGTTTCATACTCTTTAATAGTCTCCAAAAGTTTCTTGGTCCAATTGTCTCTGTGTTCAATAAAGACCTGTGGTGATTCATTATCGACTGCAATTAGAATTACTAATTGAGTTATCGGTGTACCAGTTCGTTCTTCATACATAATTGCATAAGCTGCAGCTTGTATGAAATACCCATCAATCCATTCTTTCTTTTTTAACTTACGACTTGTCTTAAAGTCTATAATAGAAAGAGTACCATCAAACTCGCCCACACAATCCACTCTACCAGCGACCCGTAGGTGGTTAGAATATAAAGGTACTTCTTGAGCACAGATCCTACCGATCTTGCTATCAAGAATAGGTTGGACATCTTTAAAGTTTCCAATGATGTTCGGTAAATATCCATCGGCATAATCCTCTTCATTGTTTAAGTATTTTTCAATAATGGCATGAACATTAGTGCCACGAGTAGCGGCTACTCGGCTAATCTTATTAGCTTCTTCTTCACCTACTCGGGCACGCCATGCTCTAATACCATCTTCAGATAGTATACTTAAAACGGTAGTAATTGAAGGATACTTACCGTCGGGGGTAGTATAAACTCTTCCGCTATCAGTAGTGTCAGCAGAAAGATCCTCATAGCCCAAGTCGATATTTAAGTGTTCGAATTTTTTCATTGTTTTTTTCATCTTTATTAATAATATTATGTAGTCTACTAGTCAATCCAAGTTTTGATCTAGTTTTTTTCCGGCCGGCTTTTTTATTATCTGGGTTCCACCTATGATACTTAGCCATTTTCTTATCCTCTATTTAATTTGCAACATTTCCTTGGTCATTATATAGTCTCGTACGAAATCAGATCGTACAATGTCTTCCCATCCAAACTCTACAGTCTCAAATGCTCGGAGCTGTTCTATGATAGAAAGAAATTTAAGTATTCCAGCTTTGTCTCCTTCTTTCTGAAAATCTGATTGGTAGTAATCACCACACATAATGAACCTGCAATTATCACCTACACGAGTAATAATAGAGTCAAGTTCATGAAATGTAAGGTTTTGCATTTCATCTAATACTACAATAGCATTAGAGATAGTCAAGCCACGGATAAAAGACGTGGACATGAAATTGATTGTGCCTGCATTTTTAAGTTTCATCCATGCATCGGCATCATTAAATAATTCAGCGCAAATAGACCTATAAGGACCAGTATATGCGTCTTTCTTTTCTTCTTCATCACCCGGCAAAAATCCGATGTCCCTTGTAGGTACAATAGAACGAATAATGACTACTTTGTCATATTGCATTTCTTTGTCAAGTGCATCTTCAAGAGCCAGGGATAACGCCATAAATGTTTTGCCAGTTCCTGCGGATCCAGCGAGTACGAGTGAGTTGCCATCTTCGTATGCCTCATAAGCTTTGCGTTGATTAGGAGTTAATGGATCTACTTCCATCATATCTTCTAAACGAAGTTTTAATGTTTTTGCAGCCATTTTAATGTCTATTCATATTATGCGCTTTGTGTGTCTGGGCAATCTTATCTTGAACTTCTCTAAAGCCATTATCAACTGGAATTCTATTACCAGGTTGGTGCACCATATTAAGTCCAGTAATAACCTGCTCTAGATTATTTTCTTTCATATATGCTTCTTTATCGTCCATCTTTACAAAATGGTCGAATTCTTTACCTGTCTTCTTGTTGCGAAACGTGTACGTTGGCATTTTCTAATTCCTCAATTCGTTTTTCAAGTTCTTTAATTTTACGAGTAGCTTCCCAAGGAGACATAGGCAAATTAGCTCTGCATTTCTCATCTTCTTCTCTCATCCTTCGTACCATGTAATCATAGTACCCTTCTCGCCGTTCAGCCATTCCACCACTCCGGAGTTTGTCTATTAGTCCATACCATATCAAATCGATCTTTTTTAGTATGATAATATAATTTATATGATTTGACGGGATCATCTCGATAAATGCATTCTGGATTAGCTTTCATAGCTAAGGCAAACGGAGTAAGAGGTCCTTGTTTGATATTCCTAGGGAGTGCCCATAGTGCATTACGCAATAAATGGTCAGTCTTATGTACTTTGCCATAACGATGAGTATACTCGTCACATAGTGCAACAAAGTGTTTGTAGTGCCAATAATAATTTTCGGATGATTCCATTGTCCATTTTGTACATGGATGACCGTGGTGTACAGCTTTATAGTAAAGCATTTCGGCTTCTAGATCGTCGGCGCCTTCATATAAGTCATAGTAATTAACCATACGTTTACCAGACTTAGAAGGCTTTTTAATTAGTTTACCGTCTAGCATTCTATGAGCTGTACTCAGCATTTGTGCTGACTCCACGATCATCTTAACAACATGTTTATCGCACTGAAGTTGTGCGGCCTGTACTGGGTCTTCGTCAAGTATAAAAATATTCATAATAAATTCCTCATAATGTAAGTATATTATAACACAGTTTGATCCATTTGTAAAGGATTAAATTGCAATATCCAATTCAACTTCTGATATCTTAGAGTTTAGATATTCGTATTTAGCTCTAAGCTTATAGACTAGGTTACTATCCCCCTTTTTCTCTTGTTTCTTAATGTAGTGCTTCAATTCTTTAGAATCCCGTTTAAGTCTTTCGATCTGTGATCCTTGCAAGTCTTTTCTCCTACGGTGAGATGTTAGTGAAGAAATAGCTTTTGCTCCTATGCTAAAGTTAAAAAAAGCCTATGACGTATTGCACGTCATAAGCACTAGATAATGTAAGTTCTTGTTATCATAATTCTATTTATTCTTTGATTAAACTCGGCCACGTATCCTGAACTAATTTTTTTGATAAACCTTTATATAGACCAGCCATCTTTTTATCTTTCATTGCAATAAACAGCTCGGCATCTTCTTCCATAACAGTCTCTAAGATAGAGATAAACATACGTTCTCTTTTAGGTGGCATGATCTGATCACCTTGACCACCTTTAATAAAGTAAGTAAGGCGTTTCACAGACTGGTGTGTAGTAGCAGGACGAGAGTCTCTTTCCCTAGCTGCTTCATATGGTGGTTTACCTTTTGGAAGATTAAACTCTAATGAGTCGTCAAAAGCTCCACGTAAAATACTCTTAAGAGCTACACTTTCATGAGCTTTAAGTACCTTCGCTTTTTCTACTTTAGTTGGAGCTTTAGCCATCAATTCTAAGACCTGATGGATAGTCATTTTAGTTGGAACAATAGTATTAGCCATTATTAAAATCCTCAATACATTCAATTAACATTTTACACCTATTTGCTACGAAATAGTTTAGTACTTTACCTGGCCCACGTTGAGCTGGTATTTCAAACTTATTTATAATTTCAGTCTTAAGCTCTTGTGGTGTATTTGCAAGATTAATAAGAGTGTCATTACGTTGATAGTTACGGTACCAAGAAGCTGCATAAAGCAACTCGCCTTCATCTAAGTCAGCAAGAATAGCATCAATTTTCTTTTGAGTAACTGGTGTTTGACGGATACCTTCAACAAAGCAGTCATCTTGACTGAGTACGTTTGGTACGCCATCACCACTATCACCTTTAAGTACATGCTCTAGTGCATATAGCCGTGGGTTTTCGTGCTGTACAAATTTCTTTTGCATAGGACTATATTGGCGAACATTATTGAACTTATGTAACTGAATAAAGTCTTTATCAGCTGAGATAATCATAACAGGTTCATTCTTACCAAACTCTTGAGTCTCATAGACTAGAGTACCAATAATATCATCAGCCTCACAACGCTCTACATGAATAACTTTGTATGGCATATTGTCACGAATTTCTTCCCGTACTTTATTAATAATACGAAAGACTTCATTCCAATCCATAGAAGATTCTTCCCGACCTTTTTTACGAGATGCCTTATATTGAGGGAATACTTCTTTACGCCATGATGAATGATCACATGCAATTACAACATCACCGTATTCTTTACGGAATTTCTTATTGTACATCCGAATAGTATTGAGGATCATATGACGAATAAGGTGTTCGTCTATTTGCATCTTTTGTGTAACTACACCAGCAATTGCAATTGCATTATAATCGATTATTATCATTAGAGGGTTCTCCATCATCAAGTTCATTATCAGTTTCGGCAGGATTATCTAAAGCATCTATGTACTCTTTTGCTGCCTTTATCATAATATCACATTCATCTAATATGTAATGGAATATATGTTCATTATTTTTGTGATTTCTTTGGAAAGAAGCAAACAATAGATTTGCTAGTACTCCAATATCACGTTTCTGGGTTTGATCTAAATCATATCCAAGTTCTTCTAGTTCTTCAGTGATTACGTCAACAATATGATATGTAGTTTCCAAATCATACTCTTCCACACCCTCAATCTTTTCAACTGAGGATCTTGGAAATGGAATT